TAAAGTCTTGCCTAGCAAAGAGTTCAATTCTTGGTAAATCTCCCATAAGCTCAACAATTCTATCCCTAACACAATCAGGTTTTCTACTATGTTCTCTCCTCTTATCAATAACTAATTGATTTACATTTTTAGAAATTCTTTTAGGATTTCCTTTAGTTGCTAATAAACACATTTCAGGATTTGCTCTTGTCCAATAACCTAATCCAGTAAAAAACTTATTCATTTTTGTTTCCTTGCACCATGTAAAAGCGACTGTTTTATATTTAAAACCCCATTCTTTAAGTAGTCTAAAAGATTTTTCAAGAAAAGGATCAGTAACCCACAAAAACAAAACACAATCCACACTACAAATATCAGAAATAGGCAGCTTACATATATCGTTGAACTCCATACAAGAATAATGTTTTGTTGCGTTGCGATTTTCGCCTTTTTTAGAATAGCTTTTAAAGTAGTAAGGTGGATCTGCATAAATTATTTTATATTTCTTCTTTGGAAATTCCATATTCCTTTTTATCTAAATATTTTTCAACATTTTCTAATTTTTTATTCCATATCTTTAATGAATAACAATCAGCACAATAATATTTAATATCCTGTATTTCTGCATTAAATTTTTTACACTTAGAACACTTCCTAACATCTCCGTACAAGTAACCCATTTATAAATCTTTCCAATTTAGGATTAGCGATAAGTATATTAACAAATTCTTCTGCTAGTTTTGCAGTTCTTTCCTCTCCAATTTTATTAATGTTAATTTTATTTACATAGCAAACGATGTGCCAAAGTTCATGGAATATTGTTTTAGCCATATTTCTTTTTGATAATTTAGGATCTATTTTTAAAATGTTAGCATCAGGATCATAAATGGCATAACATCCTGGCTCTTTTTCCCAAATAATCTTGATTTTTCTTCTTTTGTATTTGATTTCTTTCAGAATCATTACTTATAATTAAGGCATTTTTACAATTTTTACAATATATAGTGTATAAATAAAGTGCATAAATTAAACAATTTTTGTACTTGTTTTAAACAATCAAATATAATATAAAACGAATCAGCTTATGACACTAATCGTTATTGGGAAAGAATGGGATAAACAGAAAGGTTGTTTTTCAGCAGATCACCTGTCGGCTTCACAGCTTAATTTATCTCCCTCTTTATGGTTTATGAAGTATTGCGTTTGGGATGAAAAGCAAAGAAAGAAAATCCCTCCATCTGTTTCAATGTTTTTCGGTGGTGTCATTGGCTCATCATGGCAAGATATGATTAAACATAAACTTTCAGTTGAGGAAGTTTATAATGGAAAGAAAAATGGATGAGTACAACCCTTTAATTAGAGATATGCAAAGACTTAAAGTTGAAAATGAAAGGTTAGAAGCTGAACTAAAGGAAAAATCACTTCAGGTTGAACAAGAGGTTACTTATAAAATAGAGGAAAGAAAAAAAAATGATAACCTTAGATTTGAAATTGATACTTTAAAGAAAAGGGTAGATTTATCGCAAAACATTAATCATCAACTGAAAGCAAAACTAATAAAAATAGCAAAGGATATAGTAGAAATATATGGAAAAGAAATCAAAGACAAAACCAAGCACTAACGAAGAAGAAAGAAAGGAAGATAAGAGCAAAGGGTCTTTCAAGGAAAGAAGAAAAGAGTGTTTGAGTAATATAGATAAAGTTCCTACAGTAAATATTAAAGGAAAGGAATATTCAACAGTAGCAGAAAGACATAGGTTCTTATTAAAATATTTCCCTGAAACAAGAGTAGATGAACAAATTTTTTATCAAGATGAAAAAAGAGTTATTACAAAAACAACATTATATATTGGTGATACCCCTTATGCAGTAGGTCATGCAGAAGAAAAAAGAGATTCATCATTTATAAATAAAACAAGTGCTTTGGAAAATAGTTTCAGCTCCAGTTTAGGGCGTTGTTTAGCTGCGTTTGGATTACATGGATCTGAATATGCAAGTGCAGAAGAATTGGCCAATGCCGTCAAACAACAAGCAAACGGCAAAGATAAAGAAATTCCAATAGAACAAATGACAACAACAACGAAGTTAAATGCGTTGTATTCTAACTGGAAAAAGGAACAGGATGAAATCCAAATCCGTTTCAAAAATCAAGAAAAAACCATAAACGAAAATGGAGGACAATATGGAAAAAAAGACTGGTAAGGAAAAGGATTTTGCATTTTTCCCTTACGATGCAACGCATGAAAAATCAATAAAGATTGACTTTTCAGGAAACATCAAATTAAAAAATGGCAACAAAGGAACAATACTTGGAGTTAAAGGTGTTTCTAAAGATGGTAATACAAAATTTATTAGGATCTTTAGTCAAAGTGGAGTTCTGTTTAAAGGAGATGACAAGTTCACAGGAGATATAACTTGGACAGAACTTGGTGGAAAGAAAGCTCTCATAGGTTGGTTAAATGATAAAGGAGATATTGTGAGTGGATATGCCAACGATCCCTCTACTCCTAAATCTGAGAAAGTACCATTTTAACAAGATGAAGTTTGTAATTGTTTTCTTACATCTGTTAGACGGAAATGTAGCACAAGCGACTTTTAGTGCTACAACTCCGTTATGGAATATGCCAACCTGTAGTCAAATGTTAGAAAAAGTTACTTACTTTGAAGAAAATCCAAAATACAAAACTGAAAATAACCAAACTTGGATTCATCGTAAATATAAAGATAAAATAGTAGGTTTATCTTATTGTAAAACAGATAAAGGCGAATGGTATAATTGGCCACCAGAAATGGAAGATGCTTACATTAAAGGATTAAGGAATAACATAGAATGAAACCTGCATTAGATGAATTTTTTGAAGAATACGGAAAGAAGAAAGGAGTGGAGCTTCTTAACCTTTTTTTTAAGGAAGTAGAAGATGATGGGAAAAAGAAAACTTATACTGCCATTATAAAACTTTCTAAATCAGATAAATTTGAATTAAACTCTCCTAGATATTTAAGGGGAGTTAAACTATTTGGAAAATCTCATAATTATTTCCCCACTAAAGTAAGCAGATCAGCAATACATAAAAACTATTTTAAGGATTAACAATGGATAATATTAGATTTATTAATGATTTAGATAAGTTGTTACAACAAAAAGAAAGTGATTATGGTTCTTTTGATACAACATCTTGGTTACTAGCTGGAATACTTGAAAGACTTTTATCTGCACATAATGGAGTTCAAATTAAAGTACCTATAAAAATATTTGGTATATTTATGATTGTCGTTAAACTTTGGCGAATAATGAATCAAAAAAACTATCATAAAGATAGCTTTGATGACATCGCTGGATATAACGAATTACTAAGGAAAATGCTAAAAAATGAAGAAAAATATAATAAAAAGTAAAATACCAATGACACCTAAAATGATGGGTGTATTGAATTTTATTAAAAAATACATTAAAAAACATAATTATTGCCCAACCTTTCAGGAAATGTGCGATGGATTGGGTTATAAGAGTAAAAATTCTATAACTAATCTAGTGAATAGACTTGAAGCTAGAAAAGAACTTAAAAAGATCAAAGGTTATAGGAGAAACCTAGAACTCCATGAGTAAGAAAGTGCAAAAGGATATGTTCTACGAAATGGGCGTTCAGTTTTCAGAGATTTTTGAGGGTGCTACAGTTGAAAAGGCAACAGAAAAAGCACATCTTCAAAAAGAACCTAGCGATAACGCTAAATTAAAAATCACCGATCAGCGTTTCGTTAAGTCAAACATTAAATTAATCGGTGAGGAGCAAGATGGATCCAAAGAAAATAAGAAATCTTGAGCAAAAGGAGCAAAAGACAGTAGATAAAATGTATAAATATAAAGAACTATATCTAAAGTACAAAAAGAAAGTACCTGAAATTGCTGCTAAGATTTCTGAAGAAAGAAATAAACAAGAAGTTATCCATACATAATTAGGATAAAACCTATAATTGTGTAAAAGGGTGTAGGGATAGTCTGCTCAAATTAAAAAGGAAAGGAAAAAATGTCAAAAAGGAAACCACAAAATCTTAAACTTGCTAGAAATATTGCAAAAAACTTAGTTCTTGAAAGAATTAAAGCAGGTTTAACACAATCTAAAGTAGCCGAAGCAATCAATGTAACATTTCAACAGGAACAAAAATTTGAGTCTGGAACTAATTGTATGAGAGCAGACCAACTTTTTATGATCTGTGATAAATTTAATTGGGATATTAGAAAGTTTGCTAAAGAACCATTAAATCAAAATGGAATGACTTTTAATGTTAAAGCAACTCTTGGAGATGCAGAACAATTAAAGGAATTAATTGATGAATCTGAAGGTAAGAAAGTTATTAGAGATTTTAACTTTACTAATCTTATTATGAAAAAAATATATAAGAAGTTTGATCGTATTGATAACAAGTCTAAAATTTCTTCTCAACCACAGGAAAAAGATGTCATTTATTCCAGTTAAAGATAAACTTAAAAAGTTTGTAACTTTTGACCAAAACCAAGTTGAAAAGTTTGAGTACATTTCTTCTATTGTTAAGGACTTTATAAGAAATGGACATGAAGCTCACAAGACAATTCCTGGATATGATGAAACGAAACCTGAAATAGAAACCTATATGGTTTTAAAAGGAATTAACATTCCCTTTCATGGTTACGCAGATCATAAAGGTAAAATGATAATTGAAGATAAATGTATGTTCCCTAGAAGGGGGCGAATTAAAAAGGATGGTACTAGGAGTTGGACAACAGCTCCTTTGCCGTCTGAACCAACAGGAACTCATTTATTACAAGTTTCCATTTATCATTTAGCCACAGGATTACCTGTTTATCTTTGTTATATAAATGAAAAGGAATTTAAAGTTTTTCATGCGGAGAATTGTGAAAAATTAAAACCTGAAAACCTAAAAAAATTAGAGAAAGTAATTTACCATAAAGCATTGGTTCGTCAGAATTTGCTTAAAATATCCCATGATCCACAGGTGTTGAAAAATTATCTCCAACCTGACTTTGATAATTTTATGTGGAAAAACGAATCAGATAATTCTTTATTAGAAGATGCTAAAAAATTGTGGGAATATTAATTACCAATCAAACTTAGACTTTTCTTTTTTCTCATCGTCAGCTTTCATACATTGGTAATGCCCACAAGTTTTGTCTGCAAAGCAAACAAATGATTGATCGTTTGTTACTTCCTTTTTGCAGTAACGACAATCTCCTACGATACGAATAGTTTGAACTTTAGCAGATGCCCAAGTTCTCTTAGCTGCTTTTCTTCTTGACCTTATAACCATACTTCTTTGCCCACCTCTTGGCTAATTTAGGTTTGTTCTTAAAAAGATACCGCTTTTGTCTAGTGCTTTTAAACGGCATTATTGCCCTCCATCCTCCCAATCCATCAATGTAGATTTCGCCTGTTTTCTTTTATAAAGTTTTTTAGACTTTACAACTTTTTGATGAAAAGTTCGGTTTGAAAGCAATTTAGCCATAGGGTTATTTCTTTTTCTTTTTCCCTTTTTTCTTTTTGCTTTTATTTTTTTTATTCTTTTTCTTTTTCATAATGTTATTCCCATTTTTGGTATCCAGCTTTATCTTTTGTTAATGATTCTTTTCTGTTCGCACCAGATTTAAACGAACAATGAATCCAACCTGAATTTATATCAGAACTATCGTAGTATTCTAATATGAGCTGGTCAAACTCAAAATTATTTTTGATATGTGAAGCCACTTCTTTATTATCATAACCAAATATTTCAAAGTCAGCAGCAGCTCCGTTGTTTGCACAATGTTGACTTGTAATTTTACTATTTAAAATTTTACAAAGATCAGGACTTCTATAACCTGAGGTAATTTTAATAGGTGCTTCATAATAATCCCTTAATGGTTGCAATACATTTTCACATAATGCTTTAAGGTTTTCTATTTGTGATTCGTTTGGAGTATTATCTATATCGTTTCTCAAAGCTGTTTGGCTTTGTGTCATCTCTCTTAAACTGAAATTTGAACTTAGCTTCATAAGTTTAGACTTCTATAATAATTACATTTAAGTTTCAACTTCTACTTTTGGCTTTGGTTTTGGTTTGGGTAATATTATTTCAGGCATTTCCTGACAAACGAACCTAGTATATATTCCATGTTTATTAACTTCTTTCCTGCCAATTTCTTCTGTCTTATTAATAGACTTATGGTAGCCATCTAATAAGCAATCATACATATTAGAATAATGTTTATCAGTAAAAGTGTGGGGGTCTTGGCAGATGTTTGCATAAAGGGAACAGATAAGTATTGTTAATTGGATTTTCATGGGTGTTCATACATCATTTTTGCCGTTGCTTTTTCTTCTTTTAATTTCTTTTCTAGTTCTTTAACTTTATTAGTAGATTTTTCAAGATCGGTATTAGCATATTCTAGCTTTTGTAAGCACCTTTTATTAGCAGCGTCCTTAGACTTACCTGCGTCTTGAAGTTCTGCTACTTCTTGTTTAAGGATTCTAATTTGATCCTTATATTCGTTAATAATATCCTGAGATTGGTCTGACATTAATTACTTTTTTTTAAAAGTAGAAACACCTTTTATACCCAGTATCGTACTGAAAGCTCCCACTACAAGAGCTTGGTAGAACATAGGTAAATTTGAAAACTTATCAAAGAAAATATCTATCTTTGCTTGTATATCTGGGTCATCACTAAACACCGACCAAGCTAATAAAAGCAGAGGAATTGAAATTAGTATAAGGCAAAATTCATCTTTCCAATCTCCTCTATGCGAATCAATAACGGCTTTTTTAAATTCTACTTCTCCGTTAGCCATTCGTTCAGCCATTTTTAATTCAGCTACAGATTCTAACTCTTTGGTTTTTCTTCTATTGGATGCAATAGACATACCTGTCTTAATGATTCCAGGTACTAACTTTGCTGCTATATTTAACCACATAAATTATTTTTTCTTTTTTTGGATTATTCCGTTCATTTCAAAGTAACTCTTTAAAAGTCTTACCTTGAACTTAATCCAAAGTTCTTTTAACTTTTTCATATTTATCTCCCTCAGTTTAAATATTATAGGATGTAAAGAATAACACCTATAGTTATAACAATAACTGCTTTACTTCTAACACTTCTTCTCTCCCAAAACAAAACAGTTTTATCTATAAAATCTGGTATAGTCATAATGTATTATATCCTTTTATTGACAGGATTCACACTCATTTGTGTCGTCAATTACTACTTGATTTTCGTAGGTTTTATCTTCTTCTCTCTCACCACAATCACAATCATTACAAGGGCAATAATCTAAATATTCGTCTATGTGTGAGCCAAATTTACAATGACAGGTATGGTTGCAACTTTTACAAATTCTACTCATTTTGTATATCCTGATGAATCGTATTTATCTTTTATAATTTTAACTACTCTCATTTTATCACTATACTCATCTTTTTCAATTATAGCATCTACCTTACCACACTGCATCCTTACATTCTCAGGATTAACCGATCTCTCTACTGTTCTTTTTGCTTTCAAACATGACGACATCTTTTGATCCTGTATGTAGGTATGCTCAATAATTCCACCTTGATAAAACATACATAAAACTATAACTCCACTAATGACTGTTTCCATTTTGCCTCACTTTGTCTTTAATTAATTCTAATTGTTCCATTAATCTTTCTACATCTTTTTGCAACCTTGAAATATTTGTTGCGTTATGGCGACTTTCTTTTAATTCTTCTTGTATATCCTCAATATCTTTTAAAGCATCCTCAATTAACAAAAATTGCTCCGAATCTGCTGGGAGTGTTCCTAGTTCTCCTCTAGGCCATTTTATAGAAAACTCAACTGCTCCCTCTAAATCCTTTTCTATTAAAACAGTTTGTGTTTCTAACTTATTAACTCTTTCAATAATAGAAAAACCGAACCAAGCTGCTACAAGACAAGATCCAATAATGCTAATTAAGTTACCAATCGGTAAATTTATACCAGTTGAAGAATTAACTTTAAGGTCTTTCATTTTTTATTTCTTCTTCCCATGTAATTTTCTGATGGTTCATAGTTCCATTTTTTACCATGATGACCTCTAATATCACAATAAAACATTCTTAACTTTACAATAAATTTAATCAGAGTTTTCTTCATAGTCTATCATTAATAATTTAATTCCTAATTGTTTCTGTCTAGCAGTAGGATTGCGGTAGATTTTTCTGGACTTTTTATAGAAGTTTTTTTTTCTATAAGTATTTGTCTTAACATCTACAAGTTGGATTTTACCATTTCTATCTACAATAACAATATCAAAAGGACATTGGGGATCTACTGATTTGGCTATCCAATAACCTTTTTTAGTTAATTCGCTAATAACATTAAGTTCGCCAACAATTCCTTTAACGGATTTAGTAGCTTTTATGCTATTAGGTTTATTACTAGGTTTGCCAAGCCAGACAAACTTATTGTTAGAATCACCCATACTATTTTATAAATGTTTCTAATTTTATAATCAATGTGTGCAAGGTGGTTTTCCTTAATGGTTGTAATTTCTTGATTAACTAAATCAATTTTTCCATGCAATTTTATTATTTCTTCCCTGTTCTGTTGGCTGATGTTTTCCATTATTTACTCATTGTTTCTAACATTTTATCTTTGTTTTCTTCAAATTCATCTTTCATAGCTTTATAAAATTTCTTTTCTTCAGAATCAGTTGTATCTCTTATAGTTCTACTTAATAAATCAATAGTTGCTTTATATTTTAATAATCTAGGACTAGACGCATCTAAAACATCAATAGCTAAATCTATATTTTTTCTTTCTGCTCCTGAAAAATTAAAATAAGAACACTCTTCATTTTTTTCGTTTACAATTTCTTCTTCAAAAAATTCATTAAATCTACAAACACAATTTGCGTCCATTTTTTGCAGATAATATAAAAGACGTTTATTTAAGACGTCAAGTATTTTCTTTACAATAAATGACTTAACTCCTTCTTCTGATAAAATATATTTTACAATACCTAATACCTCTAAGTCCGAATGTATACTATTAGAAGATTGTTCTAATTCTTCTACTTCTTTAAGTTTTATTTTTAATTTATTATCTAATTCTTTAATTTCTAAATTGGATTCTTTTTCAGTTTCCTCTTCAAAATCTTTCGTATTTTTTTCAAGATCATCTTTAAGATTAGTAATATAATTTTCTGTTACTTTATTATTATTATGAACAGTTCTTATAGTAGAGATGTAATCATTTAATTTTGACTCTGCTTCTATATTTGTATTTTTAAGAGATAAAATACCTTCTCGTTGTTGATGTAAACTTTCTATATCCTGTTCACAATTAGATATATCTTTTTGAATTTTATTTTTTTCTTCATCTATATGTTCTCTATCATGACTGTCAATTGATCTTAAACACATAGGGCAATTGTCTTTATCAGTACCAATACTAGAAATCCGTTTGTTATAAAATTTTATTTCAGTTTTATGTTGAGTTATCTTATTAGAAATAGAATTGAGTTTATCTTGTATGTCTTTAAGTTTAGTTTTTATAAGATTTAATTTATCTTTACTCTTAGTATATAACTCTTTGTTAATAGGTTTAATTTTTAATTTATTTAACTCTATTTCTTCATTAAGAGTTTTT